GGACCTGGTCATGGTGAACCAGCAATGTTTGACCCTGAGAATAAGAGGGGTAAAACCATTGACAAACGTAGAGAAGAGCACAAGGCAAGAAGAGGTGTTAAGAAAGCAAAGGTTCCTGCATATAAGGTAGAAGAAACTCAAGTTGATGAAGCAACTCGTCTTAAGAAAGAGAAGGGTTATGACAAGGGTGGTACTAAGAAACCATCTGCTACAAAGGATAAAGCATTGTCATTCGTTCTTGATAAAATCAGGAAGGAACATGGTAAGGGTGCTGTTATGGGACAAGGTGGTAGCAGACAGAAGAAGAAAGAGAAAGGTGCTAAGTCATCATCAGGTACTGGTAAGTATTTGAAGAGAGCACAAGATAAGAAAGCCTATGTTGCTAAGGCAAAGAAGGCTGGATTTAAATCTACACAAGACTATACCAATACAATGGCGAGGTATGGTGGAGAAGATAATTATAAGAAAGGTAAAGGACTGGGAACATGAGTCTCCCAGAAATTACCTACGATCCTTGGTTTCACGATAAACCTCACCCACATGATTCAATGCCAATAGCAACAGACGAACCATTAGATACTTCACCATCAGAGATTCAACCTCCTGGTGTAGATGAGGAACCTATACATGAAAAGATGTATAGGATTGCAACCGATAAGTATAATCCATTTTCAGTTGGAGGGTCGGAAAGTATACATGACAAACGTTGAAGAGACAACTGATCTTGGAAAAGAGATACTTGCTGCTGCACGAAAGAGGCATGATGATGCAAAGAAAAAGAAGTTTGCTGACTTCCAAAAGAATGCAAGTGAAGTTAAGAAAAGAGGAGTAAGATTCTACGATAAGAAAGGGTCAGGATATATTAAAGGTGGTAAAAAAAGATACGAGTAAAGCCTATATAGAGTACCTATAGGTATATAATTATGGTTAACTTTTTAATGCCAATCGCTATCAGCATAATCAATAAGGCAGTTGATAGAATCCCTGAAGATCTTGACTCTGTTATTAAAGATTTTTTAATCAAACTACTTAAGAAAGCAGCCGCTAAGACTGAGAATAAGGTCGATGACGAGCTTGTTTTAGCAGTAGAAAAAGCACTATTAAGTAGTTAAAATTTAGGGGTTGTAACCCCTATTTTTTATAAATAGTCTTAGTTAAAATAATTCTGGAGTAAAGGAACATGGCACTTTGGGGAGTCACAGATGCTGATGAAGCTAAGCCTAAGTGGGCTGTACAGGGTGGTGCGGTAGACCCCTCAAATATCTTTGCTACAGCAGAGGGTTGGGTTCTTAGACACTATAAGAAAGGAGATCAGAGCGAGTACTGGGATGAAGTTCTAGTTGCTGTTGATGGTCTAGTTGGAGCTGGTGGTCGTGGAACTGACACTCTTGGCGAAGCAGATATTACTGCTGTATTCTTTGAAGCAACAACATATGCTGCTGCTGCAACTGGAACCGTTGTTGTTATCTACAACGAGAAAGTAGATGTTACTAATGGTGCAACACTAGTAGTTACTAACACAACTGATACTGCTGATATCACTGCTACTGCTGCTGCACAGACAGGCACAAACCGTGTTGAATTTACATTCACATGTGCTGCTGCTGATAAGGTACATACTATTGGTGCTCAGACAATCTCTGGAACAATCAAGGACGCTGGTACAAACACAGCATCTGATAAGGTATTCGTTCTAGGTGATACAATCGGTGCTGGTGGTTCTGGTTCTACTAAAACAATTACAACGACATAATAGTATATGAAATTTGACGAACTGAATGAAGACACTTACATTCTGTTCGCCATTAAGCATTATGAAAATCCTCACTGTGTTACACGTGAGGATTTTGATGAAGACCTTAAAAGATTTAAGTACCTCAAACGTTTACTTAAACGGTACGTTAGAGGTGGTCAATTAAGGATACATTTGATTATAAATCATCTAATTATTCTTTATAATGTTTTTGGTGAAGCAGCAACACCATTACTCTTTTACAAATTAGAAAGAGAGTACTGGTGTATTTTAAAAACTATACTTCTTTATCTTAATAAATATCCTATAGGGATGCTTCCTGAGTTAGAACTTGATCCTGATATTCAAGAAGAGTTAAAACAGATATGAATGAAGATGCACCAACAATGAGTACTGCCACTGCAGGTGGAGCAGGTTTCAGTCACAAGGCTGCAGCTACTGGTCCTAATGCTGGTATTGATCCTATCATGAACTTCAAGAAGAAGGTGCAGAAACGTAAGAAGATGAAGGAAGACAATGAGATTGACAGACCTATTACTGTTGATCGACAAGTTCCTTGTGGTAGATCTAGATTGTTTCAGTATAGGGTTAAGATCCCTAAAGGTGATATAGATACTATCATATATGCAAACAACCCTGCTGAACTCAGACAGAAATTACGTTTGCTTGTTAATTACAGATATCGTGGGGATATTTCTATCGAAAGAATTATGCCTGGAGAAGCTGGTAAGTTCTTTATGGATAAAAGGAGTAAGCACATGAAAAATGTTAACGAGTCTGATGATAAGAAGCAACAACAAGCAATAGTACAACAGAAGACTGCTCTTGAAAAGAAAAAAGTAATGATTAAGAAGATGGCTTTACAAAAGCAACTTCAATCTAAAGTTCAAGACATGAAAAAGAAAGCTAGAGTTGGTGGTGTGAAGGGAGAAGCAGATACATAGTCATGGCCGAAGGTGTTAATACAGCTATCATAGAGCGACTGGAAAAAGTTGTCCAATCTCTGCAGGAAAATTCTGTAAAGATGGGGCAACTTCTTGCTGTTCATAATGAAAAATTGGATAAGCAAGATCAAATTGATAATGTATTGTTTGAGAAGTTAGATAGTAATCGTAGATTAGTAGAAAGAGAAACCGATTTAATAAAGAAAGGATGTGAAAGAGATATACGAAAGGTTGATGACCGCCTCAGAGTCATGGAAAAGAAAATGTGGTCTATTTTTGGTGGTCTTGCTGTTATATCTTTCCTTGTTAGTATACCAGGCCAAAGATTCATCAAAAACTTGACAGATTCTCCATCAAATAGTATGATAAGGACTCCTGTAGTCCAACGAGTTGTCTGAATTTGTTGATGCACAATATGTAATGCTTCTATCTGGCAGACTGGATAAGTTTGTTAGGAAGAAGACAGACTTATATAACTTCCGTTGCCCTTACTGTGGTGATTCACAGAAACATAAGAACAAGGCAAGGGGGTATTTTTTTCGTGCAAAATCAGACATGGTATTTAAATGCCATAACTGTGGGGTAGGTAGAACTCTACCAAACTTCTTGAAAGACCAGGCACCAGATCTCTATGATGAGTACATCATGGAGAGATATAAGAAGGGTACAACAGGTAAAGGTTCTTATGTTCCGAAACCAAAATTTGAGAAACCAGTGTTTAAGAAGCATGGAAATCTTAAAAAAATTTCTAGTCTAAATATTGAACACACTGCTTACAAGTACATCATAAATCGAGGGTTAGATCCCTCGTTGTTTTATTATGCTGAGGAGTTTTGTACATGGGTTAACACTCAGAAACCTACCTTCACACATATAACCAAGGATCATCCAAGGATCATCATCCCCTTCATTGATAAGGACGGTGAGTGGTTTGGATTCCAAGGTCGTGCATTAAATCCAAAAGATAAGTTACGTTATATAACTGTCATGTTGGATGAAAACAAACCTAAAATCTATGGACTCAACAGGATCAATCCCAATAAAAAAATCTACATCGTCGAAGGACCGTTCGACTCAACCTTCTTGGATAATTCGATTGCGATGGCTGGGGCCGATGTTAGTGATCGGACGTTTGGTTGGAGCAATTGTATTTGGGTTTATGATAACGAACCTCGCAACAGAGAAATCATCAAACGAATCTCCAAGTCAATCGACAGAGGTGAGAAGGTAGTGATATGGCCAAATGATATAAAGGAAAAGGACATAAATGACATGGTAATAGCTGGACATGATGTCAAATCTTTGGTAGAATTAAACACGTACCAAGGATTAGAAGCACAAGTTAAATTAACCGAATGGAAAAAGGTATGACGATTAGCGTTAAGAAAAGAAACGGTGATACCGCTTCTTTAGATTTAGAAAGGGTTCATCACATTGTTGAACATGCTTGCAATGGATTAGCAGGTGTGTCTGAATCAGCAGTTGAAATGAATTCTGGTCTTCAGTTCTTTGATGGAATTGAGACCAAAGATATCCAAGAGATTCTTATTCGTTCTGCTAATGATTTGATTACGTTGGAGAATCCTAACTATCAATTCGTTGCTGCTAGACTTCTTTTATTTGGATTAAGGAAGTCAGTATACAAAGGTCATCCTGACAACCATCCTATTCTTAAGGATCATGTAGAAAAATGTATAAACCTTAAGGTTTATGACAGTGAAATACTACGTAAGTTTACTGACGAGGAGTGGGGTGTATTAAATAGTTACATCGATCACGATAGAGATTATCTCTTTACCTATGCAGGTATGCGTCAGGTATGTGACAAGTATCTTGTACAAGATAGAAGTAGTGGAGAGATCTTTGAGACTCCACAGTTCATGTACATTATGATTGCTGCTACTCTCTTCCAAGATGACGATAAGTTTTATAGATTAGATTACATTAAAAAGTATTATGACGCAATCAGCAAGCACAAAATCAACATCCCAACGCCAGTCATGGCAGGTGTCAGAACACCCATTCGTCAATTTGCATCTTGTGTTCTGGTTGATCTTGATGACACCCTCGATAGTATCTTTAGCAGTGATATGGCTATTGGCAAATATGTCGCACAGAGGGCT